CTAGCAACTATAACCATTATACACTAACTGAAGTAAGAAGTAAAGCCGTTTTAATAGTAGGAATCTTGCAAGTTACAAACCCTTTCATTAGTACTGTACAAGATATTTATAGATGTTTCTAAGTCACAACCGTCAGATAAGTGACCTAACTCCTGAGAGAACACCTTAGTGTAAAACTCTAAGTAATCTTTATCTATCTTAGGAGTATAATTTAGAGTTTCTTTTACCTTTAAGAAGTAAGGATATAAATCTTCATCTTCCTTAACTTTAGATTTCTACTCATTGACAAACTTTCTTAGTACTTCTCCATAACTCAAACTACTACCTCCACTAACCCACCGTAATCTTCATCCACACATGACCTGCAAGAATACTACTGTAAGGATAAGATAGTACTTGACCATTGCTTAGAGTTTTTGGATAACATAGAAAGTATAGTGTGTTTCCTACTACCTTACTATCTCTAGCTTTTTGCCATTCAATGATAGAAACTGCATAGTAATGGTCATCTCCTAAAGAATCAGGCTTAATAAAGAAACTACACTCCCTTAAGATAGGAGAATATTCATCATAATACTCTTTTGGTACTTCTCTAGCGACCTTAAAGTAAGTTGTATGTATTTCAGTAACAAACCCAACATAAGTTCTGTTTTTGCCAAAATTATTTACTTTAATCCTGTCACCTACCCTTAAGCTTCGTTTAAATTCTGCTAGTGTTTTAGCCATAACTAAACCCCCTTACTCAATCCCAACTGCCTTCTTTGCTAAGGTATCTACTAAGTCATTTACCTTTACACCAGTATGACTTCTAACCCAAACAAAATGAATAGTATCAATTCCCATAGATTTTGCTCCTCTTAAAACACTACCCATATAAGATGAAATAGGAGAACTATCATTAGTACCCCAACATTTCTGATTTCGTACATATACGGATTTGGGAGCTGACCAACGAACAATACCCTCATAGTCACATACAACAGTAATTGACTTTAAGTTTACTTTGCCTGCTAGGGCAATAGCATTAGCAAATGCAATAACTTCACCTGCTACATTACGAGAAACTGCGAAGTCCTCTCGGTTGCCATGAATAGTACTGGTATTTAGTAAGTTCTTTTTAGAGTCATAGATAGCTACTCCGCCACCATAGACACCAGTCTTTGAATTGAAAGAGCCGTCTACAACAAAGATTGTACCATAAAGGTTTAAAGAAAAAGGGTCTGTATCTTCGATAAGACGGATTGTACCTTTAATACCTTGCTCGTTTTCGTAAGGTACAACTTCAGGTTGCTTAGTCTTTACTACCTTGCCTTCTAGAAATGCATAGGCTTCTTCCAAAGTAGAGAACTTCTTATATTGAGCCTTAGGGAGTCCAATTACAATAGCCTTGCACTCGTCCCAAGTATTTACCACTTGGTTTGTGTTTTTGATAGCGTAATAAAATGTTTTAGCCATATTAGAACCTACTTCATACCCAATTCGACTGCTTTTTCATACTCTCTAGGATTCGTAGTCTGAAATAATCGGTCAAACAAGTAACTCAACAATTCTAGGGAGTTAGAAGTTTCATCCGCATCTCTGAAAGGTTCAGATAGGAATATGTATGTTAAACTTAGAATTACAGACATTAAAATGACTGCGATTAAGACTAGAAGTGCTAAGAAAATAACTTCATAAGGAACACTTATCTTCATAGTATTGTACAATGACCTTGAGAAATAGGATAAAGTAACGAGAAAGACAAGCATTACAGAACTTGTCACTAGTTTAGATTTTAGAACTGTAAACCTGATTTTAATATTAGACATCTAGATACCCCTTTATAAAACGAAAGTAATTAAATAAACCATATTTAAAATATTTTGCGAAGTCTGGCATGACTTTTTCATAGTCATCAGATAATGTTCTACTATCTCTACAAACAATCTGCATGATAGTTACTTCAAACAGTAATAGTAACATATTAAAAATACCCATCACATAACTAAAAGACCAAGTTCCCCATAAAATATACAAAGGATAAATAGAGAGAATCAACAATCTAAGTATGTTAGATGACAAATCTGACCAAATAAGCTCTTTAATCTCTTTTGTAGGCGACTTCTTAAAAGTAATACCCAAATAAGATAGACATAATAACCAGTAAATTAAACTAATAAGTACTTGGCTGATATACAAAACATAGGCAGTTAGAACTACCCAAAACAAAACTTCTACCATAAAACTTTCCTTTACACAATAAACCAACGATAATGTCCTAAACCACTCTTAAGTTCTGAGTACCCATAACTTGGTAATTCATAGTAAAGGAATACTGAGAACTCTACCAAGATAAGCATACCCACTAACCACAAAGTCTGTGGAACTGGATAATTTAGAGAACTGACTACGTTAAAAACGATAACGTAAGACAAAGTCATAATCATCTTATAGGCAGACTTTCTTGTTAGATATCTCCCAAAAGCACGTGAAGAATAAGAATCTGTTTGACCTACCTTAAAAAAGAAATTGAGTAATTAGAACCAGTATAGAACCCAATGTAAGCCTAAACATAAGTATATATACTACAATAGTAATGATTGTACTAAATTCCACTTTCTTTCTCCTTATTCTTCATTCTTTTAGACAATACATCTAAAGCAACTGCACGATTATAAAGGTCTGTGAATACTATTTGAAATATTTGTTCCATAGTAAATGTTGCTTGCTGAAGTACTCCATGCTTTTCTTCATAACTGAAAGAAAAGAAAATGATAGCCAACTTAAAGTTCATTGCTAAAAACAAACCTAAAGAAAAGTTCTCTTCGATAGTCTTTAGAGTTCCTGGAGGTTGCAATGTAGATAGATACCCCACTAGGACTATAAGTAGTAACTCTACAATGAGAATAGGATATAGAACCTTTAACTTACTTTTCCATGAAATCATCGTTGATACCCCCTACTCTATACCTTCTAGTTCGGACTCTACTACCAAGATTCCTAGCAACTCTATAATACTTTCAACGCTTTTAGTGAATTGTTCTTTACTTCCTAGGTTAGATGTTAAGATTTGAGCCTCGTTGAGAATCATTTTCTGAGTTACATTTAAGTCTGGGAAGTTTTCTTCAGACACTTCTGGGACGAGTTCAAAGTAATTGTCTTGACTACCTACTAAGGGACGACACAATCTAAGGTACTCATAAGACTCACTAGCCTTCTTTGCCCAGTTGATTGCTTTTTCTAAGTCCTGTAACCCACCCTTATGCTTATAACGAATGACATACTCAACTACTGTTGCAATAGTATGAGGAAACAAAGACTTCAAAGTAAAGTCCCAAGACTCAATTTTGTTTTGCATATAACGTTTTGGATGAAGTAACTCCTCATTCTTTACATACTTATCTGACATAAAACTACCCTTTCATATTGGTTAGAATACAAAAATCCTTTTTGTTATAATCTTCTACAAACATGCTATACAAAAAGTAACTACTAGCATGATTTTCTGTAAAATTGTTAAGTACTTTATTCAAAAATTGACCTATTCGTAAGGCTGAAATAGATGTAGCTGAACCAGTAATAACAAGAGAGTATAAAAACTCATTTTCCATGTAACCTTGTTGATTTTTAGCATTGGAGCCAAGAATAGGATTTAAAGATACTAGAATACGTTCATTATAAAAACCATCTTCCTCTAATAGACTAGTTTTAAAGCTATCAGCTAGGGAACTATCGTCAATTAACTTTGGAAAGCTAATATTTGCTAACAAACTTACGTTGAATTCTGTCATTGGATACCCCTTTACTTCCAAATAGGTGGAGTCATCTCTACAAGTAATACCCCACAGTAACTAAAAACTAGATATGTTAGAACCACTAAACCAATAGTGTTGTAGACAGTTAAACCTACTTCCAAGTTTTTGTCGAAACTCTCCTGTAAAGAAGAGTAAGACTCAAAGTAAACTGCAACAAAAAACCAAGTAAGAATTAGCACTGCAAATACAGGAAGTAACACATACTTAGCTCCAAAGATACACGTTGTAACCATACCCAAAACAATCCAAGTAGGTAAAGCAAGGATTGGACTCCAACAAGTGTATAAATTTAATACATTCTTTAAAGATTGTCCCATAATAAACTCCTACTTCTTTTCAATTATATAAACACATTTTGTGTCAAAAGGAACTGAATCCAACTTAAAGTATTTCTGTAAATAAGATAAATAGCTATCATCCCTAGAGGTGTAACTACTCTGTAATTGTAGGCAGTCCTTCCAAGAAGAAAGAATCCACTTATGCAGTGCACCAGTGATGTTATATTGTTCTTTAGATTCTCTACTCAAAGACTTCAAACCCCAAACTGTGTGGAACATAATCTCGTAAGCATCTTTTATGGTAGTTACGATAGAACCGTCTTCTTTGGTCTCAACGTCACCGATAATTGAATTTCGTTGTAGCTCAGGAATCCAAGTATTTATCTCCTCTAAAGCTTGATTTGATACAGGTTTGAGAGTAAATGACTCAGAATCATCGTCTGGGTTTGCCCAATCACGAATAACTAAAGAGCCACCTGTTTTTAGACAACCGACGAGCATTGAGATAGTCTCTGTACGCTCTTGGCGATTAAGATAACTCATAATCTCGTGGAAAACACTTGATAGGTAAATAACGTCAAACTGAATGGTTTGTTCTAACAAATCATCCTCAGTTAAAACAGATACCCACATGCGAGATAACTCAGTTTGGACAATCAAAGAAATGTCGTATGCATAATAATTAGCACCAGTTGAAACTACCTCAGATATGAACTCAGAAGAAATACCTGAACCAAAATCTAAGATATTAACACCTTTACCTAAAAAGGGTTCTACCACTTTAAATTTTGAGTCTGCAGTTTTATTCATTCTTTGAATATAACTATCACCATTATTTACATAATTATCCATAAATACTCCACTTCTTATATTTATGTACCTTGCGGGACTCGAACCTACGGTCACTCGGTTATGAGCCGAGAGCTTTAACCAACTAAGCTAAAGGTACTTAAAGTTGTTAACTATTATTAGATTTCCATTTTTGAAGAAATTGGATAACTTGCTCTACTTCCGACTCATTTAGCCAGTATGCACCATAGTCATACGAACCACAATCATGTGAATCCTTACGCTGACATGTGACATATACCTTACCATCTTCATCTGTTATCGAGAAAACTCCTTTATCATCTTCAAATTCCAAATCTGCAACTGCCATAGTATATACCCCAATTTCTTTTGTTATGCACCCTACTGGACTCGAACCAGTATCGGAGGATTAGAAGTCCCCTGCCCTATCCTGTTGTGCTAAGGGTGCTTCGAGGGGGAGATAAAACCCCCAAGAGTTATATGGCTTCCGTAAGCTAACTAAACTAGTAACCTACAAGATATATTCTACCAAACTTTTAGTTTACTTGCAAGCTCAATTAAAGAATAAAATACAACTAGGAAGAAACCTAGTTGTATATACTTGACTACTCAGAACGGAAC